CGAAGAAGAGATGAGAGAGAACAGAGCGTAGGAAGCGTGGCGGAGATGAGGGGTGAGACGATCAAAGGTGGAAGAGTCAGGCTCGCCGAGGCGGAGGAGAACTTTCTGGACTGGAGTGGCGAACTGGCAGAAGTAATCGAAGCAGGCTGACTGGTACATAACGAAGTTGGCGGGAAACAGACGCCAGAGAGAGTCGCCGAGACTATGGCCGATGGCAAACTCAGAAAGATAGGAAGGAAGCTTTTCGAGATGAGTGTCATCGTCGAAAGAGACAGCCAGCTTGGCGAAGAGGGCGAGAGGGGAACGGACGGCACCTTCTGGGCCCACGTAATACCCACAGAAGAGACCGTACGGAGAGCGCTCGGTTTTGAATTGGAGGTGGACGAGGAGGGAGACGGCGGCCCAGAAGGGAGAGGTTGGGGGCTCTGAGTCGAGTAAGGAGTCGTCGCCTGAGATCATGACGCCCTGATCTGTGACCTGATACTTCAGGTAAATGATAGCCAGGTTGTAGTCAGAGTTGTCATCATAAGTCCCGGGCTCTCCAGTCAGTCGCATGCAGGTCAGGGGCCCAAATTGGGTCTCAATGCTTGTCTTGATGTTGAAGTGCAGGTCGATAAGGTTCTCAGGGATATTGAGACGCTGCATTTTCTTTACCTCGAAAAGGACAGCCTCGCCGTGCTGGGACTGGTCAAAGGAAGTGTAGTCGTTGGTGAGGTGGAGAGAAGGGGTGAGGTGAGCCTGACACCACTGAGACAGCTCGAATGGGGTGTGACCGGCGTGGATGTAGAGGTTGTCAGGACGGTCCAGGTCGTCGAAGTGGCGCTGGTATTTCTTGACAGGGCCGAGGGCAAGAATTATGGCGTCATGCATCAGAGCAAGCGTTTGGCACGCTTTCCAGGAGCTGAAGAGTGAGCCTTCGTTCACTTTGTGCTGGGTTTTCGCAAAGATGCGGACGACGGAGTAGCGCCAATCCGGATCGGAGCGGAAGGCATTGGCCATGATGATGGCTTGGGTCTTGGAGGTGAGCTGAGCGAACTCGTTCAAGTTGATGCACTCAGCAAAAAGGACGGGATCGAAGGGAACTCGGCGGTTGGGATTCCTGCGGTAAGCCCGACAATGAGCTTCGTAAAGAAGCTGGGCGAGGAGCTGATCATTGGAGTTCGGCTTGTATGGATGACGGGAAGGGCGGAAGCGAAGACGTTTCTTGATTGAAGCGGGGAGCAAGGTTGGGTCGTGCTTCGAAGAGTGCCGAGGGGCAAGAAGAGAGAGCGGTTGAGGCGCCAAAACGTTGGGGAGGTTGAGATAGGGGAACTGGTTGGAGGTTTGGTCCCTGTGAATGATCTCCTTGGAGGCGGGGTCCAGAGCAGGCATAAAATTGGAGGCAAGCGAGCGGAAATCGATGCCAGGGTGCACGGGTTCAATTGGGGCCGGGGTGTAAGGGTAGGGCAGAGAAGGAGAGGCAGGGGCGGAGGGCAAAGCGGAAGGGGTGTCGAAGTGGAGGGGAAGACGTGACTCAGGGAGGAAGTGAGTGGAGATTTGCGGGGCGTTGGTGGAGCCGTCGCCGAGAAGGACTGGGGTGGTGAGAACCACAGAGTCGGAATTATTGGGGTCGTTGGCGGAGGCAGTGGGGCCGAGAGGGAAGCAGGGGTGAGCGATCACACGAGACTGGAAATCGGTGACATCACTTGAGGAAGAGGAGGAGCGCTCAACACTCGGAAAGGCGGAGGGCGCGGGGAAAGGGCTTGGGACGAAGGAGGTGTGAGTGATGCCGGCTCTCAACTTTAGACGACGATGAAGGAGAGGAGCGCGGAGAATGGGCAGCTTCGGGTAGATATTTGGAAACAACCGAGGGAGGTCGGCTGTCTGCCTGCTGGTGATCTGATGGAGCATGGGAGAGGCTGCGGGGGCGTGAAGGAGACGGGTGTCACCGACGAAGAAAATTCCAATCTTGGACCTGGTGAGGGCGACAAGGGTGTGAGAGTTGGAGAGAAGCAGAGCGTTGCGGTCAAGATGGATGGAGCAGGGAGTGGAATAGGTGGAGCCCTGAGAAGATGCAACGGTGAGGGCGGAATACCCGCATTGTTGCAGAGTCTTTGAAGTGCTGGAGGAAGCGGTGAGGACTGGGTGGTCGGTGGAGATCTGGTTGGTAAGTTGGAGGAAGCCGGGGCGAGAATTGGACGAGTGAATTTTGAAATAGGCTGCTATCTGCTGGGGAATGCGATGCGACCAGAAGCAGTAGTGATCTATGTATGGGAGAAGATAATCTATTTCAGAAGAGAGGCGAGAGTTGGAGGAGTCGGGGGAGGAAGAGTGGTACTCACCTTGGAGGGGGTCACCCAAAAGGACGACAGTGGTGAGAGATGGGTCGGCGGCTATGGCGAGGTCCAAGTACCCGCGAGGCATTTTGTAGACCTCGTCTATGACGAGAAAGGGGGCGACTTTAGTGAGCGCGGTTTCCCAAGTGGACACGCGCCAATTCTGTTCAGGGGCGAGCTTGAGGAGCTGCTTCCACTCAGATCGGAGCTCTGTGGAGGGCACAGCAACGCGGAAATGCTGACGGAAATCCTTCCGGGAAAGCATGTTGACGAGAGGAAGGGTTTTTCCGCAGCCAGCGAATCCGGCAAGATGAATGAGGCGGACAGATCGGGGAGGGGAAGTGTCAACGAGCCGGTCTAACTGCTGAATGGTCTCGCGGCTTTTCCCTGGCTCAGAAGGGAACAGGGAAGAGAGGATGCCATCGGTCCCGTTCTTCATGTTGGAGACAAGGTTCTTAGCGCGAGTGGCGTTGGCAGAGTGGCTGTGGAAGCGCTCAAACGGAAGATAAGTGTCTCGAAAGCGGAAGTTGAGAACGGCTGACTCGAACGAATGGGAGATGGCGCCGACGAGAGGCGGGGAGGGCGCGGGGGCCGGGGGGCGAGGAGAGAAGGAAAAGTGCGAGGGATTGGAGCTGTGAAGAAG